CTGGTCTGCACCTGCGAAGAGGAGGTCGCGCGATGAGCTATGCGGTGACAGGGGCGCTTCAGGCGGCGGTGTATCAGGTGCTGGTCACGGACCCGGCGCTGACGGACCTGATCGGCGGGGCGGTGCATGACGCGCTGCCCGATCCGGGCGCGGCGCTGCCGCCTGTCTATGTGCTGCTGGGCGCGGAGGAGGCGCGTGCCCGCGACGACGCCACAGCGCAGGGCGCGCTGATCCGGTTCACGCTATCGGTGTTGGGCGGGCCGGAGGGATTTGCGCAAGTAAAGGCCGCAGCGGCGGCGATCTGCGACGCGCTGGCACCGGGGTTGCCGGATCTGGCGCGCGGGCGCGTGATTTCGCTGCGGTTTGAGCGGGCGCGGGCGGTGCGGACCGGCACGCAGGGCGGGCGGCGGATCGATCTGCGCTTTGCCGCGCGGGTGGAGGACTAGGCGACGGGGGCCGGGCGTGCCCTCGGCGCGGGGCCGGGATGCGCAGGGTCACTCATAAGATAATTCAATTCAACAGTTTGGACGGAGGGCGCGATGGCGGCTCAGAATGGCAGGGATCTTCTTATCAAGCTGGATCTGACCGGCGACGGGCAGTTCGAGACGGTGGCGGGGCTGCGGGCGACGCGGGTGTCGTTCAATGCGGAGACGGTCGATGTGACCTCGATGGCGAGCAGCGGCGGCTGGCGCGAATTGCTGGGCGGGGCGGGCGTGCGCTCGGCCGCGATTTCCGGCTCTGGCGTGTTTCGGGACGCGGCGACGGATGAACGGGCGCGACAGATCTTCTTTGACGGGGAATGCCCGGATTTTCAGGTGATCGTGCCGGATTTCGGGCGGGTGCAGGGCGCGTTTCAGATCACGGCGCTCGAATATGCGGGCAGCCATGACGGGGAGGCGACCTATGAGCTGTCGCTGGCCTCGGCGGGCGCGCTGAGCTTCGTGCCGCTGTGAGCGGGGGCGCGAACCCGTGGGCGGGGGAGGTGATGGTGACGCTGGATGGCGTGGCGCACCGGGCGAAGCTGACGCTGGGCGCGCTGGCGGAGTTGGAGGCGCAGCTGGGGGCGGAGAGCCTGCTGGATCTGGTCGCGCGGTTCGAGGCGGGCCGGTTCGCAAGCCGCGATGTGCTGGCGCTGATCGTGGCGGGGCTGCGGGGCGGGGGCTGGTCCGGCAGCGCGCGCGATCTGATGAGCGTGGAGATCGCGGGCGGGCCGGTGGCGGCGGCGCAGGTGGCGGCGGCGCTGCTGGCGCGGGCCTTTGCGCTGCCCACGCCGGAGGATGTTGCGGATGGCTGAGCGGCTGGATTGGCCCGGTTTGCTGCGGCTGGGGCTGACACGGCTGCGGCTGCGCCCGGCGGAGTTCTGGGCGCTGAGCCCGGTGGAGGTGTTGCTGATGCTGGGATGGGCGCCGGGGGCGGGAATGGCGCCGCTGACGCGGGCCGGGCTGGCCCAGCTACAGGCGGCATTCCCCGACGAGCGCGGGGCGGAACAGGAGCAGACGGATGGATGAGATCGACACGGCGCAGGACGATCTGGACGCGCTGGCCGGGAGCCTCGACGGGGCGGGGCGGATGGCGGTGCTGTTCGAGCGCGAGTTGCAGCGGATGCAGGTGTCGCTGGGCCAGACGCAGGGCGGGGTGGCGCAGCTGTCGGGCACGATCGGGCGCGGGCTGCGGCGGTCGTTCGACGGGCTGGTGCTGGACGGGATGAAACTGAGCGAGGCGATGCGGGGCGTGGCGCGGTCAATCGCGGACGCGGCCTATTCGGCGGCGTTGAAGCCGGTGCAGGCGCAGATGGGCAGTCTGATCGCTGGCGGGATCGAAGGCATGGTGTCGGGCGTGCTGCCATTCGCGAAGGGCGGCGGTTTCGCGCAGGGCCGGGTGATGCCGTTTGCGCAGGGCGGCGTGGTGACGGGGCCGGTGGCGTTTCCGATGCGCGGCGGCGCGGGATTGATGGGCGAGGCGGGCCCGGAGGCGATCATGCCGCTCAGGCGCGGCGCGGATGGTCGGCTGGGGGTCAGCGTCGAGGGCAGCGGCGTGGCGCGGGCGGTGAGCGTGCAGATCCATGTGAGCACGCCGGATGTGGCCGGGTTCCGGCGCAGCCAGAGCCAGATCGCGGCGGAGATGGGCCGGGCGCTGTCGCGCGGGGCGCGCAACAGGTGAGGTGCGCGGCGCGCCAGCGTCCGGGCCACAGACATCACGTCACATGACATCGAAGGGGCGGCGAAATGGCATTTCATGAGGTGCGGTTCCCGGCGGATCTGAGCTTTGGCTCGGTCGGCGGGCCGGAGCGGCGGACAGAGGTGGTGACGCTGGCCAACGGCCATGAGGAGCGCAACACACCGTGGGCCCATGCGCGGCGGCGCTATGATGCGGGGCTGGGGATGCGCTCACTCGACGATATCGCGGCGCTGATCGCGTTTTTCGAGGCGCGGGCCGGGCAGTTGCATGGCTTTCGCTGGAAGGATTGGAGCGATTGGAAAACCGGGCTGCCTTCGGGCGTGCCGACATTCGACGATGTGGAACTGGGCCGGGGCGACGGGGCCGCGCGCGCGGTGGCGCTGCGCAAAAGCTATGTCTCGGGCGGGGTGGCCTATCACCGGCCTATCGCAAAGCCGGTCGCGGGGTCGGTGCGGATCGGCATCGATGGGCAAGAGCTGCGCGAGGGGGTGCATTACGCGGTCGATACGGCGACGGGGATCGTGACCTTTACCGAGCCGCCGGAGGCCGGGCTGCGGATCACTGCCGGGTTCGAGTTTGACGTGCCGGTGCGGTTCGACACGGACCGCATCGCCACGTCGGTTGCCAGTTTTCAGGCAGGCGAGGTGCCGGATGTGCCGGTGGTGGAGTTGCGGCTGTGAGTGGCGCGGCGGAGGCGGCGCTGAGCGTGCATCTGGCCAGCGGCGCGACGACGGTGGCGCGCGCGTGGGCGGTGACGCGGCGCGACGGGGTGTGTCTGGGCTTTACCGATCATGACCGGGCGCTGCGCTTTGACGGGATCGTGTTTCGCCCCGGTGGCGGGATGACCGCGCAGGCGCTGGTGCAGGGCAATGGTCTGTCTGTCGACAATAGCGAGGCGCTGGGCGTCCTGAACGACGCGGCGATCCGGGCGGAGGATATCGAGGCCGGGCGCTATGACGGGGCGGAGGTGCGCGCGTGGCTGGTGAACTGGCAGGTGCCGGAGGAGCGCGCGCTGGAATTTGCAGGCACGATCGGGGAGATCCGGCGCGGCGACGGGGGCTTTGCCGCCGAATTGCGCGGGCTGACCGAGGCGCTGAACCGGCCACAGGGGGCGGTCTATCAAGCGCCGTGCCCGGCGGTTCTGGGCGATGCGGCGTGCGGCGCCGATCTGGATGCGCCGGGACGCTCGGTGGAGGTGGCGGCGGGCGCGGTGGCGCGGGGCCGTGTGTTCGTGCTGCCTGATCTGGCGGGCTACGCGCCGGGGTGGTTCGCGCGGGGGCGTGTGCGGGTGCTGAGCGGGCGCGCGGCGGGACTGACGGGTGTGGTGAAGATCGACCGGCTGGGCGCGGATGGTCTGCGGCGGATCGAACTGTGGCAGGAATTGCGCGCCGATGTCGCCCCGGAGGATCTGATCCGGCTGGAGGCCGGCTGTGACAAGAGCGCGGGCACCTGTGCGCTGAAGTTCGACAACATGCTGAATTTTCGTGGCTTTCCCGACATTCCGGGGGAGGATTGGCTGATGAGCTACCCCAAGCGGAGCCAGTCGCAGAGCGGCGGCAGCAGGCGCAAGGCGGGCACGGCGCTGGTGAATTTCGTCACCGGCTTGCAGCGGGGCGAGGGATGAGCGCTGCTGTGGCCTGCGCGGTGGTGCAGGAGGCGCGGCGCTGGCTGGGCACGCCCTATCGCCATCAATGCGCCACGCGGGGTGCGGGCGCGGATTGTCTGGGGCTGGTACTGGGCATTTGGCGCGCGGTGCATGGCGACTGGCCGGAGGACGTGCCGCCCTACACGCCCGATTGGTCCGAGCCATCGCGGCAGGAGCGGCTGTGGCAGGCCGCCGCGCGGCATC